TCTCTTCACATTAATAGCCTTAATCATCTTAGAAGGCTTAATTTCACAAAGTTCCATATATCCAGTTTTATAAAGAACAAGACATCTGGAATGTAGTGACGCCTCAAACCAGAGGCGTCGATATAAGGGATAGAAAAAGGCTCAACAATAAATGAACAACATTATCATCATTCTCAATATGAGTTAAAAAAGCGTACTCATAAGAAGACCGATAATTTACAAGCCTTTGCATCTTCTTAGATAAGAATTTACCTGTCCTGTATTTATCACCCTTATTAAAGAACGCCCCATCTGTTTTGATGTGGGTCTCGTTTTTCTTTTTCTTTTTTGACATTTAAAGCCTCCTGAATAGAAGGGTCAATATAACCACCTTCACTCGCTCTTGTTTTTAAGAGCAGATCTAATTTGTCTTTAATGCTCTCTGTTTCAGCAGATTCAGAGTTTTGATTTAGCATAGTCGCCGCAATCTTAGCTCTTTCTTTTCTGGTCGCAGATAATGACTCTAAAATCTTCAATCTTTGTCGTTTAATTCGTTCTTTAAGGTTAAAGTATTTAGAAATATCCTCTTTAATAATAGCGTTACCATTGTTATCAAAACCCATCACATCTTCTTGACTCATGTCCTGGTCTTGAAGTGAAAGCATTTGTGTTGCCCTTCTCTCATACAGATCTAGTTCTGCTAATTCTGCAACTAAATGCATCTCGGTTGGTCTATCTGCTGTAATGTCAAACTCTTCAAAATAAGCTTCAGTCTTTTCTCGTAGGAACACTTGTTCATAAATACAAGGAGCACCAACAGGTGCTTTGTTCATCTTTTCTAATTCACAGTTATGAACTAAAAGACCATTAGCAAAGAAGTTTGAATTACGGGCAACTTGAATATCATAAACAACTTGTTTTCCTGCCTTTTCAATGCTTTGAATGCGAGTGATAAAACAGTCCCCATATTCTTGAATAGACATGTCAGAATCAACCTCTTCATTGTAGTAGGCATCTGTAAATAAGATGAAATAGCCTTCTCTTAAGCCATCTTCAATAGAAATCCAAGAGAACCGTTCTCCGCCTTTTCTAGCCAAGAAGAGATGATCTGATGTAGCAGTAATTTGATGACCATGAATGCTTGTGATTTGATAAACTACTTTGGCAGGTCTTTTAACCATAGAGACAATAATATCTTTTTGCATTTGTCTGCTAGATGTGTCAAAACTCCAAATCATCAATTTGCTTGATTTTAGAATATCTTTGATCTTTTCAGTTGTTCCATCATATAACAGAACTTCTGTATCACCTGTAACGCAAGTCTCTTTAAATCGACAACGTGAACCTCTGCACATCATAGGAGCTGCTGCTGTAACACCACCTGCTGTTGTCTTTGTCAAAGAGCGAGAAAATTGTTTTGCTTGTTCTTCTGTAAGGTGAATGTTTTTATACAAGCTCTCATCAAGTGCAAGTGCGTCTAAGTATTTCGTCTTGGTTAGAGTGTCTCCTGCAATCATAAGACCTGTTGAGCCAAACACCAGAGGTGTTTCGGCAAGTTTGTCACCTAATTCTTCTTTTCTTTTGTCGATGATTGCTTCAACTGTTGTCTTTTCTGTGATTTTGTTTGATTCTGACAGTTCTTCTGATAATTTGAACAAGTTTGCTAACTCTTGGTTGATCATATGTGTTTATTTCCATTTTAAAGCGTTTTGGTTGACTTTAGATTGTTCAGGCTACCCTAGGTTAGACCTAGGTGAGAAATCGAATCTGAGAGGCTTTAGAGGCCTTCCTGAACTTTTTATGAGCCTTGATTGTGCCCTAAGTTTGTTTATGCTACAATTCTCGACATCAGGTGAAAGACACCTATCAACCAACCAATACGAGGAATAAGATATGAAGTTCAACAGCTTCTTAGGTGATATGAGAATGGCTTCTCAACCAGAACGTTTAACCTTTCACAATATGGCATATGTTTTTTCGACTTGTGAAGAGCCTAGAGTGACATTTGATGATAAGACTGGAATAACAGATGTATGGGCCGCGAATGATGTTGTAAGCAACAAATTGTCAAACATCTTCTGGGACATTCAAACAGGAGGAACTTCTCATAAGTTTTTAGGCTTAGATGTGTATCCGATTTTATATTTGGTTTCTAGTGAAGAAAGAAAATCAATGGAAGGAATTGAAACATTAGAGAACAAATACATCTTAAGTGCTGTAATGTTAACCTATCGTGTCGAACACATCTCAAACAAAACAAATCCTACGACAAAAACTGTAGCAAACTATTCAATATTTTAGAACAAAGTCTTGATGGTTTTCTTGTCACCCTAAAACAAGTGATGGTGATGCTTCTGAACACTGCAATCAACTACAACAGAGCAATCAAACATTGTCCATATCAAGACATGAAGTTCAACATTGTGATCCCTCTAACCCTGATGGATGAAATTGAATGTAGACTGTCTGAATCTGAGGTGAATCCTTTTATGGACTCTGGGCTTCTGGTTGACTTTTTAAGAAATCACTACAAAGCAAAAGCAGACCAACTGAAGAACAAAATCAATTTTAACAATGTGACAATCGACACAATCAACGACAGAACAATCAGATCAATGCACAAAAACATGCCTACACCCTACCTTGAAGTGATGGATGCTTTTAAACACTCTTTTGATTCTAACCCTTTTGAAGAGTGACAAAACAAAACAAGCCCTCCTGAAGAACAGGAGGGCTTTTGTTCATCTAGGGTTTGAGAAACAGAGCTCTCTCTGCAACTCTTCTTCTGGTCAAGCCCTTCATCTCTTTCATCACTCCATTCACACGACCCTTGTTCCAGCGAAGGAATTCATCAGCCGCGCCGGAATAGTTCCCTTCATTCAACTTCTTCAAGAGTGTTGAGTTCCTAAGATTCCCAGCACCAACATTAAACGCAAAAGAAACCAAAGCATCAAATTGGTTCTGAGTTAAATCAACTTTAACAAGGTTGTTCACATTTTTGACAGCAATAGAAATATCTTCTTTTAAAATCTCTGTTGCCTGTTGTTCTGTCACCTTTGTTAGATGTCTATCCATCTTTCTGAGTGCATGACCATAGCCAATGGTCATCACTCCTACACCATCATTGTAAGGAACAGATGAGAAACCTTCAAAACTCTTGATCAGGTTAACACCATCTTCACTCATTTCTTTTAATTCTTTTGTCATATCATTTCCATTTAATAATAAGTTCTCTATCTCCTGACTCTTCTAAGTAAGACATCAGGTTTTGATAAGCAATCTGACCTTCAACCGGCTCATAGAATCCGGATGCTCTCCATTTGAGCTGAGATCCAATCAGAATATAGCGGCCATAAATGCTAAAACAATCAATATCGTTGATGTGGCACAAAGCATGGCCACATCTGTCAATAGCATTCACTTTTGTTCTGAGTTGAACATTTAGACTTGGATTGACTAGGAATGGAAGTTTAATGTTGTACAAAGGACTTTCTTCTAGATGGATTTGATAACTACCTTCGTTGATGCAGCTAAGTCCTACAATGCCATTCTTTTCATCCTGATTGAAGTCCCAAGGAGACTCTAGTGTGAAGATGGTTTTAGATGAGCCATCTTTAAATTTAAGAGTGATTTTGCCATGAACGCCAAACTCCCTTCTGATAGAGCTATTCTGTTTCATTCGTTCTAGAAGCATGTGTGTCCGTTTCTGCTACAAATTTGCCTCTACCTGCTGTGTAACGTGTTGCTACATTTGAGGTGAGGTAAGCAGCAATGACTGAGATAGAAATCATTTCAAATGCACCATCGCTCAATTTAGAGTGATAGAGCAAAAAACAAGAAGAAACAAATACCAATACCGAGAAAAAGAGTTTGCGTGATACAAAACTTTTTAGATTTGATAATGCTGAATTGTGTTCATCTGTCATAGTTTAGCCCCCCTGTCGAATCAAAGCACGAAGCTCTTTTTCAAGTTCCCCAACCTCGTATTTCAGGTCTCTGTTTTCGTCTTTTGTGCGATCAATATCTCTCTGGATCGCCTGCATCTGTGTTGCAAACTCTGTCCGTGTCACAATCTCACTCTTCAGCTTTTGCAAGTCTTGATTCACTTGCTGGATTTGATGAGCAGATGTGTCAATCTTAGTGTTGATAGAAGCAACAACCCAAGCAATATAGATCACTGTGCTGATGGCTGTTGCCACAGCACTGATTCCGATTGTTCTAGGAATTGCAATCCCAAACATCATGTCTCTTTGTTGGTCGTTGCCGTTTTGAGTTGTCATGTTAACCCCGATGTATGTGTGTTATTTGGATGGTTTTTTATATCTGTGTTTTCTGGGATTTGGAGCCCTAGTGGTCTTCCCTGTAGGCTCAAGTGTGTTTGTTGTATGTGTGAATGATTTGTACCTCTGTGTCTTGTTTTTTAAACCGATTGGCTTTCCTAGTTCAGCTTCGCCAGTGGTGATAAAAGGCTTATCTTCATATCTGCTGTACTTTGTGAAATTAGGACTGGTTGGCTGATGCTTTCTTCCTGCTGAAGATTTTGCTAAGTGTTGAGGTGTTAATGTCTGGATTGGACCTTCATAAGGTTTACTTTTGATGCCTTTATGAGGACCAAAAGGATACATCCGATCATACCAATCAATTTTTCTGCCCTGAGAATA